CTGTGTAGCTGTCGTTAGTTATTACACCTGCTGTATCTGCTGCGCTAGTCTCGTCGCTACCGGCGTTAGCGTAAGTAAACGCTGTGGTAGTCGTTACAGTAATAACTACGTTTGCCGCGTTGTACCCAGTTCCCCCCACACTAGCAACAGTTACCACTTGGTTACTAAGGAAGCCGTGAGCAGTAGAAGTTGTTAGGGTAGCGACCCCACTGCTGCGAAGTCTATGAGTTGTCTTTATACTATCATCACCCCAGTACCGAGAGCTATCGGCGGGTATCTCAGCAACATCATGGTATAGTTTACCAGTAGTGTCAGCTTTGGAGCCAATATTTGCATTGGTAACCGCATAGCTAAAGGCAGTATCACTAACTACAACTGTAACTATACCATCGGTAACATTAAAAACAGTATCTGTACACTTAGCTAACTTAAACCTATCACCTACAATAAACCCGTGGTGTGTACCCATAGTAACAGTAGCTACGTTAGATGTGAGAGCTACAGTAGCCGTGGTTTGCGGAAACCATAGATCAGATAAGTGGAAGAACTCTGTACCGGCTGTAGTTGCCAATGTTCTGTATAGTTTCACACCGACAATAAAATTGTCCCCTGCTGGAGCAGCTGTCGGTATATCAGCAACAGTAACTGTCTGACCTTCTTTAATGAACAGTGAGTCAGATGGAGCAGCGCCTATACTCTCTTCATCCCACGGGGTAAACCATGTGTATGTGTAGTCGCGGACCGATGTACCGCCAGCGAGATCGACTCGACCTGCTGTGTTAGCAGCCTCTGCTACTGTACTACCAGCATTGAAATACTCGATTGTAGTGGAGCTTGTTACAGTGATAGTGACGTTTGTTGCATTGAATACTACAGGGACCGTACCAGTGAAATCACGTATTGTAACGACGTTGCCAGAGCGTAGGCCGTGGGCACTGCCGAAAGTTATGATGGCTGTATTACCTGCATCACGCTCATAGTGGGAAGTTGTAAGTACAGAGAACGAGGTCGCAGATGGAGTCAAAATATCTGCTGGTAACGGTAGCCCGAGAGTAAAGAAGCTACCTGCTGCCTGCGGGTAAGGCTCTGAACCTGAAGTAGCTAATTCATACGTGGAGACTTTTGGCACTCCGTCACCTGTATAGTAGAATCGCTGCTCATCGTCGGATGAGTCAGAAATACCTGTGACAATATCCACATCACCAAGGAACGATATCCAATCGACGGCTGCCCCCGTGGTAGAACGCATACCTTCTAGAGTTTGTATCGTTCCGAGGCGGGGAACGCTGTCAAACCGAGAAGGTTCAGGGTATGGTATTAAGTCACCAGCGTACAGCTGTAGGTTATAGGCAATCTGTCCGGCGCTATCAGGCAGGAGTTCAGAAGATATTTTAGGCGCAGTGCCTAGGAATTTACTTAATTTAATTGCAGCCAATACAATAACTCCTATAACACGTTACACAATAGAGGATAATCACGACACGATCAATAGATACTATGCTGATTTAGCTCCTACACAATTCCAGCGCTTACGTGATAAATTGTTGGGAGTGTTTGGGTTGTTCTGTTTCTTCTTAGACAACCCTTTCTTTATACCTAAACTTCTCGCGCAGTAGCTATCACCTTTAGAGGTTCCCGGTTTTACTCTAGGTCCTCCACCTTTAGCCTTACCAGCTTGTCCGTAAGAGACTTTCTTACCAGATGATGTAACTATTGCTTTTGCTTTACCTTGCCGTGGTGTAGCCATTACTCAATCCCCTACAATAAAAATAATTCGCGCTCTTGTTTGCGTCTGCGTACTAAACCTTTAACTACTCTACCACCAGCTTTACGCCATTTAGGAAACTCATCTGCTGCACCTTCATACTGACCACGGTTTAGTTTCATACGTAACGTAGACTTCTGAAAGTTTCCGCTGCCTACATTGTATATGAATGAACACAAACTACTAAACATATTCTCTGTTACTTCCACTTTGATAAGTTTTCTAATTGCTTCCTCAGAATGGCGCACTTCACGGAGGAGCAAATACTCGCCCTGCTTCTTCGTAATATCAGGATGGTCAAGGGTAACAGCATTGCCATGACGATCCCATGTAGAACCATAGCCAATCGTAGGTCGTGCTGCACTACAAAGATAGGGGGACTCTCGCCACCCTTCGTAGTGCTTAATAAGCTCCATACCGGACGCATTGATGTGCAGTAACATTAAAACTACTCCAAGCTATTTCCTATTGAAGCTTCGGCTACCAAACCAAAATGACACCACTGCGGCCCAGATAGCTTGGAACTCGCTGTTCCATATAGTTGCGTACTGTATCAAATCCATCCAGCCCATGTTTACAGACAGAGTGAGCGCAGCAAATTCAATAAATAAACAGTAAGTTATTATTGGGCGAACGCTAGAACTTAAATTTATACACCACTGGCTAGACTTCTGAGTGATACTCGAATGCTCTTTGTGCAGGGTATCTGTCTCGGCTATATCAGCACTAATATTCATCATCTGCATCTTTTGTTTACCGATTTGAATCTGCTGTTCTAGCTGCTTATCCATCAAAGATAGCTCGTGCTTTTTATCTTGTTTATCTTGGAAGAAATCCATGACTTTGGGGAGAAAGGAAGTACCAAACCCCAAGACTGACCCTAGTAAACTCAACATACTTACTTTGTTCCTTTCTTATGAACCTTCTGGATTTCAAAAGATGCTTTCTTAACAGCACCAGCGTGGGGTTTGTATTCGCCCTTCATTAGCTTGAAACCTTTGCCTGACTTCATCCAATGGAAACCTTCAGGAGCAGTTACAGTTTTATTTGCCATTTTATGCCTTCTTTGTTTTTGTTGGTTTCTTTTTCTTTTTAGGAAACCCAGCTTTCATGTTAGCATACGCTTTATCACTTATTTTACTCTTATCTTTAGAACGAGATGTTCCTGTTTTTTTCCGCTTGTTCATATTTTCATATAAAGACATCAATTAATTTCCTCTTTGAAGCTGTTGTCTATTTCACGTTCTTGATCTAACAAGTCTTCATGACTCCAGAACCAAACAACAGGGAACTCAGGAATTGTTTTACAACCTGTTGCAGCCAATACCGACACTAAACACAAAACTTTAAGCATCTTTTTTCCTTTTAAAATAAAGAACAAGGATAGTAACCCAAATAATTAATTCACCTACGGTTATCCCACTTACTAGTCCCGCTATTCCTTGAGCTACTGTCATATCAAATACTCGGATGTTTCCCATTATGAATACTTTTAAGATGTTCAACTTCGGCTTTTAGTACCGACAACCTTTCTTTTATTGTAGCCATTTCACGGTTGCTTGCAGCTAAAGCTGTTACAGAATTAATCTGTTTTAACACATCTATCTGGCTACTAAATACTGCTCTCTGTGATTCAGCATCATCCAAGCGATCATCAAAATCTGACTTATACTTATCAAAAACTTTATGGAAGTTAGCTAAGTCTTGCATAACTCTACTAAGGTTGTTTTTAACTATTGCATAGCCACTAGCCAGAGTTGCTAACATAATAAGACCTTGCAAAGCATGAGATGTTGTTAGTTCCATGAGCTATGCACCTTGTATTACAACAGTGGCAAGCAACAATATTATAGCACCTGTTGTGGTCATAATGATAACTTCTAATCGTTTCAACCGTGCGTTAACTCCAGCGAATTGCAGTTCAATGTTTTTTGACCGTTCGCTACATACGAGGTCATGTGCTTCTAAGTCTTTAGATAGTTCGGTTACAGTTTTTTTCATTTAATCTGCAATCTTTTCTACACACTCGACTACATAGCCGTCGATTGGTTTAAATTCACGCCCTAGTTTAGCATCCAACACTTGGCGATTACGAGCCTCTCTTGAATAGTAAAGAGTAGATTCAAACTTAGCGTCTAAATGTTCTGGCAAATCTTCTCCTGAACGTACAAGGTTCCTCACTATCTTATTATAAATTCCTACTTCATATAGAGGCATTAGCACACCGCCTCTTTACATCCATATGTTGTTAACAAATAGCCAACGACTACACAGAGTAGAGACGCTCCGATTAAAATCATCACATTTTTTATGATAGCAAACGTGTGATCCCACCATGCATCGTTCTCTTCTTGTTTGATTCTGGCTTTCTCTTTGTTCTTTGCAACTTGTACTTTTCTAGCTTCTATACGTTTAACACGTTCAGCTTTAATAGCATCGAACGTACCACGACCGAATTTATGGTCTATTTCAGTTGCCAGGTTCTCCAATGCTCTTTCATTCTTTTTCTGTTCTAGTATGTCGTTAGCTACTGCGCTTATACTTGTGTCATCATCGTAGTCAGCGTCTCCAGCCTTCATACGGAGTATTTGCTGAGTCCTGGTTTGGGGTAATTTCTTCTTTACTTTTTTAGGCTTGTTCTCTGTGGCATGGAATAATTTATCTAACCCACCAGCAATATCCTTTAAATCACTGGCGCTTTCTAAGAGTTTCTTAGTGCCAGCTATAGCGAGTCCTATTGTTAGTGGGTCCATATCATTTCGCCCGACCTTGGTTAATACCGCCATCCGTCAATGAACGTATGCCAAATGCCAAGTAGACGAATGTATGAGCGGAGTTAAAATTTACGTTTGCTGTACGCATCTTAGCTCCATTTGACAAAACATCGAAAGCTGCTGTACCGCCAACGCCGTCATTATCCCATTGTAGCGAAGCGTTTGCCCCAGAATTGTAGTCTTGTAATACTCTAGGAACTGCTTGATAGGACGCGGCACTATCAATGTTCTTAACAACCATAACGGTTGCAAACCCACCAATATTTATAAACGTGCCATCAACAACAGCATTACCCTCATAAGTCCCAAATCGATACGGGCCAGAGTTTGCCCAAGCGTAGCAAACATAGTCAACGCCATCTACATTAAAGTCAGGACCAACTGACGCTGGAGTTCTAAAGTCTGTTTTGTTAGGAGCTTGACTAAAGTTTGTTCTATCAGCAGCAGCAGAGTTATTATCACAAAACATTATCTGTTGAGCGCCTATATCTTTATGATGATTAATTCCAGAAGCCGATCCAGCGAGAGGAAAGAAAGCTGAAAAACCATAGGAATCCATAGCAGAAGGCCAAGCAATTGTTCTTGCACCAGCATTGCCTTCAAAAGTTTGAATCTGAAAGTAATCTCCAACATAGAAGCACTCTAGCAAGTAAGTACCACTTGGCAAATCACTAGGCATTGTAAAAGTTGTTCCAGTTAAGTTTTGATCATCAAAGGTTGAAGTATCTTCTGCTTCAGCTTCATTCCACTTTCTACTTTTGTTCACTCCTCTAACTGTATCAAAAATAAACCAATCAGTTGCAGCGTCAGTTTCTTTGATACGAACCATTGCACCACCGCTTACATTCTTAGGAAGCGTCACTGCTGTTGTTGATCCGTTGGTGTGGCTTATGCCAGCTTTAATAAAGTATTCATCTTCATAATTAATTACACTTGGGGTCGGTAAATTACCAGTGTGTATAGATTTACCGCCAGTCG